AACGCAGGCAACTCTGGCGGCGGGGGCGGCGGCTACGGGTCGGCGGGCGGCAATTCTGGCGGGCAAACGGGTGGGACAGGCGGTAACGGCATAGATGTTTCGTCGTGGGGAACCAGCGGAAGCACCGACAACGTAGCCGCAGGCGGCGGCGGCGGCGGACTAACTACGGGTGGTGCGGCTGGAACTGGCGGCGTGGCAGGCAAGTCGAGCGGAACGGGCAACGCCGCCACCAGCGCAGGGTCGGGTGGCGGCGGCAGTGTTGGTCCGAATGCGGGCGGCGCAGGGTCGGCGGGCAAGGTGTGGGTCAGGTTCAAGGTATGAGTCAGCCAACGACTTTCGCAAAGGTTGAAAACGGCATCGTGACGCGAGTGAATGTCGTGACTTGGGAGTTCCTGGTCGCCAACCCTGAACGCTACGGCGACAGCGACCTGTGGGTTGAGTGCTACCAAGACGGTTCGGGTCGTGGCTACTGCAGCCCCGGCTGGTCCTATGACGCGGTGAACGACGTATTCGTGGAACCGCAGGAGGACGAATTGGACCCGCGAACATCGGAAAGGGACGAGAATGGATGACAACGCCAAACTACAAACAGCCGACCAAACCCTGAAGGGTGCGGTCGTCGCGCTGGTGTCCTACGTCGCGTTGAAACGCGGCTGGGACATCGAGCTGGTCGCCCTGGCGATCCCGGTGGTGTCGGGCATCCTGGCGTACATCTCGACGCTGGTGAACAACCGCGCGACCGCCTGCCTGCTGGTGCCCAAGAAAAAAAAGAACTGATGCCGCCCTACAAGGTGACGGGCTATTCGGTGGTGTCCGAAGCCCTACCGGGTACGACGGAATGGGCGAAGCAGGCCGCGTCAACCAGCGGCGGCGCGCTGTGGAACAACGGGACCTACGCGATGCGTAACGTGCGCGGCACCGGGTCGGCCACCACGCGCGGGATCATCAGCAACCATGCGCGCGGCGTGGCGATGGACCTCTCGTGGCGGCGCGTCGAAGCCCGCAAACTGGGGGTGAACGACGGGCGCGTGAAGGCCGTCAAATGGTTGAACGTGGTGCTGGACAACTGGGAAACCCTGGGCGTGCAGTGCGTGCTCGACTATTTCCCGAACGATTACGGGCGCGGGTGGCGTGTGGACCGCGTGGAAGCGTTGCCGCAAAAGGCGCACAACCATCAGGCGTGGGTCAAATACGCGCGCCCCACCATTCACCACGCACCCGGCGGGGACTGGTTCCACATAGAAATAACGCTGGGGATGGCGAATGACGCCGGGCGCGTGAAACGGGCGTTCGACGCCGTGTTCGGGGTATCCACCACCCCGCAACAGCCGTTGGGTACGGTGGCCGTCACAACAGAGAAAGGCAAGCGACGTGCCACTACAGGAAAACCCGACCCCGCCTAACTTGGTGTTCTACGAAGTCCTGACCGGGACGCTGGACACCGGCATTCAAGTCATGGTGCAACTATTCCGCCAACCCGACGGCAAGATCACACTCGCCCAGGTCGCGTTCCGTAAGGACAGCTGGGAACGCTGGGGGGTGCCGGTGCGGCTGCAACAGATGGGCACCTACGACACCACGACCGGGCAGCCCGCATGAACTCATTCATCGGCAGCATCCTGGTCGGGTTGCTGTTGGCGTTCAGCCTGTGGATCGCCCCCCTACCGTCGACCCCGCTTGAGCCGGTGCTGCGCGACCCCGTGTACCGGTCCACAAGCCCGTCTAAACCACCTAGCAGCCCCCAGGTTGCGGGCACGTCCCCCACCGTGACTTCAAGACCTCCGGTTGCGGTGGGGGATTGTGGCGCGTGGGCGGCCTACGCGACCCGCTACGGGTGGCCGTCCAGCCAGACCGCCCAACTGGCCAAGATCATGCACCGCGAAAGCCGCTGCGACCCGACCCAAATCGGGGACCAGGGCAACAGTTACGGGCTGCTGCAAATCCACTGCCCGTCCTGGGTCGCCAAATCGACGTACTGGCCCGACGGTTGGGCGGCCGCCAACGGCTACCCGATCACCTGCCAGGATCTGCTCGACCCGGCAACCAACCTCGCGCTCGGGTTCCTGATCTGGTCCGGCGTACCGGGCAGCAGCGGCGGCTGGTCCGCGTGGACCACCTACAACCCATGACCAGAAACGACGTCATCGTCATCGTCGGGCTGTTTACGTTCCTGCTGTTCTGGGTGTGGGTGTCGACGCGATGAGTGTGCTCATGTCAAGCGCGCACGGGGACGGCCAAGTGCTGTTCGGCCTGCTCGCGGACCTGGAGGAGAACACGCCCGACACGCGCACCGCCCGCCTGCTGTTTGCCGCGATGGTCCGCATCCGCGTGCTTGAGCAGCGGATCGAGGAAACGAAAGCCGAAATAGCGCGCCTGGAAGCCGTCACCCGTGCTGGTTATTGACCAAACCGGCACCGTCGAGGTGCAGCAGGATTTGGTCACGGTGCAACGCACCAAACAATTCGTCGACCTGCTGTTGACGGTGCGGCGCAGGGAAGCGCGCTGGCGGCAGATGTTCGTTGACGATCCGGCGATGCAGCCCGAACACCTGCTGCGCGCGTTCCTGGCCGAACAAGCGGTCGCGGAATACCTGGACTGTGCGTACCGGCTGGAAATCAGCGACAAGGCACGCCGCACCGACGTCGACGGGATTGAGGTGCGCGCCGTGCGGCGCATGACCGACCACCTGATTACGCAACCATTCGACAAACAGGCCCCCTACGTCCTGGCGGTCGTTGACCACGAGATTGCCACCGTGCTCCTGCGCGGCTGGTTGGAACTGCGGGATTGCAACGTGCGCGAACACTGGCGCAGCGACGCGCCACGCCCAGCGTTCTTCACGCCCGCAACCGCGTTACACCCCCCTGCTACGTTGCGCGACCAATACCAACAGCGAAAGCGACGGTCGTGAATGGCATACGATTTGCAGGGCTACGTCGACGTGGCCACCCGGCTACGGATGGCGTTGAAGGATTGGCCCCAACTACGGATACAGGAAACGAGCTGCACGCTCGAGCAGGTGGGCGAGCAACTGTTCATGGTGTGCGTCGTCACGATTTGGCGGGACGAACGCGACACCGTGCCGGTGATTGCGAGCGCGGCCGAACAGATACCGGGCCGCACACCGTACACGCGCAACGCCGAACGGATGGTCGGGTTCACCAGCGCGCTCGGGCGCGGCCTGGGGTACATGGGCTACGGCATCGACAAGGCGATTGCGAGCGCCGATGAAGTCGAGCACCGCAAACAGGAAGACCAACCGCGCACGTCGGACCGGCAGCGTTTCGCGCAGCAGGCCGTACAGCAAACGACAGACAAACGCAAAATCAGCAACGCCGCCGCCCCGGCCAGCCCCGCCCAACTAAAAATGGTCAAAATACAGGCAAAAAAGGCGGGACTTGACACCGACGACCTACTCGCGGAAGTATGCGCGGACACCCTGGGGAAAGAAGCCGACGTGAACAACCTGACCAAGCAGCAGGCGTCAACGCTGATCGAGGAACTGTTGAAGACCGTCGCCGACAAACAAAACGATTTACGGGAAGACCCGTTCTAAAACTGAAGTAGTCGATCTCATCGAGCGTCACGGCCGCGCGACCGTGTGAGGGTGCAAATCCCCGGCGACTAATCATCGTCAGTTAGCCCGTCAGACAGGCGTGCGAAACGCCGTGCGCAGAAAGGTGCGGCGTCAGTGTGAACCGTGCTGAACAAACGGTCGGGCGGCGCCCGGGGAACCTGTGCCCGAACGTCACTACAACCCGAACTAACATGACGGACAGAAATGAAAAACACGCACCAACCCGGACACACACAACCAACGCGATCACACGCATCGGGAGCAAGCGAGCGAAGCGAGTGCGCTAGTCGGGGTGCGGGGCAGACGCCCCGCGAATAGCAACGATGCCAAAAAAACAAAGCAACGCACGCACATCAAATCGCGCGTACCGCAAACGTCGAGCGCAACTACTCAAAGACAAACCAATCTGCGTGTGGTGCAAACGCCGACCCGCAACCGAAGCCGACCACCTCATCCCACACGACATCGCAGGCGAACAAACAGAGATCGTGCCCGCGTGCAAGCAGTGCAACAGCGCACGCGGCGCCAAGTACGGCAACCACAAGCGCGCCAGGCGCCCCATTAAACCCAACACCCACAAGGGTTTCCTTTATCCACAGGGTGACCGCCCCCGACGCCCATCTACCTCTGTGTCCGCCGAGGTTCGGCCGGAATCGGGTCGGCTTGCGGCGGACCGTCCGCGATTGGAAACGATCATGCCGAAACGGTACGCATCGAGCGGCAAGGAAATTTGTGAGTGGGCCACGCAACACCTGGGCGTAGAGCTGATGCCCTGGCAACGTCACGTTGCGCGTTGTTTGCTGGCGCAACGTAAGGGTCAGTGGTTGAACCGGATTGCGATGGTGTCGGTGGCGCGGCAGAACGGCAAGACGGTGTTGCTGAAAGCTTTGTTGGGGTGGTACGTCACCGTGTGGGCGCAGAAACAGGACCGCCCGGTGCTGGTGATCACGACCGCGCACAAACTGGATCTGGCGGTGGCGTTGTGGCAAGACCTGGCGCCGTACTTGAAAGACAAATTTGGCGCAACTTTGATTTACACCTACGGGCGCAACCAACTACGTCTGGGCAACTGCACCTGGCTGGTGCGCGCCGCCACACCAGCAGGCGGACACGGCCTGTCGGCCGACCTGGTGCTGATCGACGAGGTGTGGGGCGTGTCGCAGGAAGCCCTGGACATCGGGTTGCTGCCGACGCAACGCGCCAAATCCAACCCGCTGTGCGTGATGTTCTCGACGGCCGGCACGGAAGAAAGTACGGCGATGCTGCGTTGGCGCGAACAGGGGTTGCGGGCCATCGACACCGGGCAGGGCGCCAAGATGTACCTGGCGGAATACTCGCCGCCCCCGCACCTGGACCCGATGACGCTGGACGCCTGGCGGTACGCAAACCCCGCTATGGGTCATACGATTACCGAGGAAACGCTGCACCTGGAAGCGCAGGCACCGAACCGGGCGGCGTTCCTGCGTTCAAGCGTCAACCTGTGGGTGCAGTCCGACACCGGCTGGATCACGCCAGGCGTGTGGGCCAACAACGCCGTCGACACCCCGCCGCCACCAGGCGGCGTGCTGGCGGTCGAGGTGTCGTTCGATGAGGGGCGCTACTGCGCGGTGCGCGTCAACCGCGCAACCGATTGTTGCGTGGCGACCGTCGAATTCGTGGTCGACACGATGGCCGAAGCGTGGCGGCGCATCGAAGCGGCGGCGGCCGACCCGAAACTAGTGTTGGCGGTGACGCCGACGCTGGACCTGCACTGCCCGCTGTCGCTGCAACGCCGCCGCGTCGTGTGGGGCTACCGGGAAGTGACGCGGTACACCGCAGCTGTGCGGCAGATGATTCTGGAAGGCAGGTTGCGGCACACTGGGGAGATGATGTTGGCGGAGCACGTCGGGCGGGCGGTCGCCGGGCGCACCCAGGGCACAATCAGTTTGTCCAGCCAACGCTCGCCAGGACCGATTGAGCTGGCGCGCTGCCTGGTCGCCGCCGCCGGGCTGATGGTGCACGCCCGCCCCGCCGGGCAGCCCGCGTTTGCCACGTCTGCGATGAGTCGCGCGGTTTAGTATCTAGTCATGGGTTTGTTCAACCGCGCAAAGAAACCGGCGGTCGCCGCCGCGCGCGGCGCCAACAGCTCGACCACCCCTAGCGCGAGCGGCATGGGCATGGTCGACAAGTTCGTGTTCTACACCGCCGACCCGGACGTCGAAGCGGCGTTGAGCGTGCCGACAATTTCGCGGGCGCGCGACCTCATCTGCTCGATGGTCGGCTGCCTGACAATCAGGCAGTACGCGCTCCAGTGGAACGGCGAGAACATGGAACGCATCTACCTGCCGCCCGACACCTGGTTCCAGCAGCCGGACCCGAACGTGACGCGCAACTTCATCCTCGCCAACACCTGCAGCGACCTGATGATGTTCGGCCGCGCGTTCTGGGTAATCACCGAACGTCTGGGCAACGGTTTCCCGTCGAAGTTCTCGTGGCTGCCCGCCCAAAATATCTACACGCTCGACCAGTCCGGGCCGCAGTTTTTCGGGCCGTCCAGCCAGATCATGTTCCAGGGTTCGAGGCTGCCGACGAATGACGTCGTGCAATTCCTCAGCCCCAACGGCGGGATCATTTACCAGGGCGTGACGGCGATCCGTACTGCGCTGCGTTTGCAGCAGGCCGCCGACAGGTTCGCCACCGTACAGATTCCGTCGGGGTACCTGCGTCAGGTGGGCGGCGAACCGATGAACGCGCAGGATTTGGCGGACATGGCGGCCGCGTTCGCGGCGGCGCGCGAAGAATCGACCGTCGCCGCGTTGAACGAGTTTGTCGAATACAAGGAAACGTCGCACAAGCCCGACGACTTGCAGTTGGTGCAGTCGCGCGAATTTATGGCGATGGAAATGGCGCGCCTGGCGAACATCCCGCCGTACCTGGTCGGGGTGTCGGTGCCCGGCTACACCTACCAGAACCAGCAACAGGCCCGTGAGGATCTTTATTTGTTCGGGGCCAAACCTCTAATGGAATGCATCGAGCAGACCCTCAGCATGAACAGCATCATTCCGCGCGGCCGGTTCGTTGAGCTGGACGTCAGGGCGTACCTGTACGAGAGCGGGATGGACAATCTGCAAGAACGGCGCGACGTCGACAGGACGGCGGGTGGTGCTTCCAACGTCGCGGAAGTGCCACCCGCTGCGGTCGCGCGGGGTGTAAGGTAAGTCGCATGATCAGGTTCACCCCCAGCCCCGTCACGTTGCAGGCCGCCGACGGCGAAGGCAAACGCGAGATCATGGGCGTCGCCGCACCGTACAACGTCGTGGCGACGATTGGCGACGGGATGCAGGTCAAGTTCCTGCCGGGGTCGCTGCCCGTCAAGGGACCGGCACCCAAACTGATCCAGAACCACGACCTGACGGCGGCCATCGGTGTCGTGACCGAACGAGTCGAGGATGACGACGGGATGTATTTCGTGGCGAAGATCAGCAAGACCGCCGCCGGGAACGACGCACTCGAGCTCGCAAAGGACGGGGTGCTCGATGCGGTCAGCGTCGGGGCCGAACCGTTGGATTACGAGATGGACGAAGACGGGGTGATGGTCGTTGCAAATGCCCGGTGGCTTGAACTATCGTTGGTTCCGTTGGGGGCATTCCCCCAGGCAAGGG